AGCAATCATACGAGAGCCAGGTGTTCCACCGCCAGCTTGAGGGAGGTTTTGAAGTAACTGCAAAATTTCGGCGTTTTGTAGTTCGCCAGTCTTTTGCTTCTTGGGGCCGAGGAGTCCGGTCAAAGATGACAGCGCGGACATCAACTTCTTGCCTTCAGGGGTTTCACTGCCAATTGCAGGAAGTGCTTGTTCAATCAGGTCAAGCGCCATAGATACGTTAATCAAGGCTGCTTCTTTTTGACCAGCTTTAGGTTCCGGAGTAGACATCGGATCAGTCATAGGCGTAGAAATATCAGGTGACGGCGCACCAGGTGCCATTGCCCCACCATCTTGGCCTGGCTGTCCTTGCGCCATCAAAGCCATCAATTCCTGTTCGTTTGCCATCTTTAAATCCCAAAGTAAAAAAATCGTGGGAGAATATGTTTCAGATTCCCTCTCCCACAGGGGAAGTTGCTAACAACGGGTCTAACCCGTGTATTAGTTAGCGCTTTGCTTTACGGCCCTTGCGACGCATGGACGCCTCCTGTGTTAGAGTTGCAACTACTGTCATTAGCGACGAGAACGACGCTTAGACCTTTTCACTGACTTGTACATCAGTAACTCCTAATTTTGGATCTTGAACCACGAGCCTTACGGGGGTTCATAGATTTGATGTTGGTAATCTTGTAGGAAATTGTAGCAGGCTTTTCACTTCTTGACAACGAGGACTGTTTTGCCCTCGGCTGGTTGCTTGGTTTTGTCAAACGTGCTCTAGCCATTACGCCACTGCCTTTGGTTTGGCGGGCTGCTTTTGCTCTGGGGGCTGGGCAGCCGCTTTGGATTCCATCTTTTTGAGACGGTCCTTGAGCAATTGTTTCATAGGTGGGTCTAACAAGTCAATAAGGCTTTCTTTGTCAATTGCTTGCGCTTTGAACAAGTTAAAGGCCAATTGCCGCAAATCTTCCATGAAGATCGGGCTATTTGAGTGAGCATCCACCTTTACCACATAATCACGAGTAAACTGCTCAGGAATAAACTTAACATCATTACTATCAGTAAGGTGTGTGTCGTTATAGGCCTGAAGTAATTTGAGATAAAGAGTAGACATTTTCTCAAGGGAGTCTTCGACCATGAGAGCTCGTTTTTTAGCGCGGGAAGAACCCAAACGTGCCAACTGACTAGCGTGTCCAGCCGAACGTACGCCGCTCTCACCCCGTCCAGACAAGACGTTAGAAATGCCTGAAGCCTCTTCAAACATTGAGTCAATTTCTTTAAGTTGAGCATACAGATCCTGCGGAATGTTGGGAGCCAGCTTTTCAACTTTAGTCTGAGGCATGTCTGTCATAAACAAACCGCCAGCACGGTTCAAGGCAAAGTCTTTCTCGTCGATAATGCCTGAGAAACCAGTCAAAGCGGTCGGCGGGGACACCTGTTTAGACAGCAGGTCAAGGATTTCAGACATGCGACGATTACGCATATCTTGCAGCACAACCAGCTTCTGAACTTCAGGTTGTCCCCAGAAATAGTCGTATTGCGGTGTCGGGCAAATTTGAATGATTGGCAACTCGCCACGAATAAACATCTGCTCAAGCGGGCGGTCGTAAATGATTACATCTGGTGCTGCACGAGTGACGATCTGATAATCCTTGATCTCGTCATTCCAGATGTAAAGGTCTGTCATCTCGATGGTATCTTCGCCAACTTTGGCCTTAAAGCGGTTAGGTGCGCTCAAGTTCAAATTGACGTTACCATACATGATAGGGTTCACTTGGCTTGTTACAAGCCGTTGAATACCCTCAGGAATAATTGATGGCGTGTATTGCGAAGCCGTCACACGATCAACAATCTCATTGCGTCGTGGATGCGAATACAGACGGTCAAACAAGTCTGATTTCGTCATATAGTAGGTGTGAGTGATGGCCTGCTGACGATCAAGGGTTGATACATCCTCACGCAACACGCCGACCGAACCTGGGTCGAGAACGTAAGGATAGATCGACTTTTCACGCGCAACCAGCTTTACAAAGCAGGAGCCGTAACACAGCGACCAAGTAAGAGCTTCCGTAAACACTTTATCGGCATTGGAGTTGTTCCACTCATCATGCAAGAGTTGACTCAGCGCGGGGATCTTGGTGTGCTCACCAGGATGAACTGCCGCACCGAGTGCTATGTTAAAGCGCGTCGTTTCCGACGAATAGAGGAAGCTAACCAATTGATCTATATGAGAATAAATCTTGTTGTATGCTGCCGGAGAATCTTCGGGAGATGCTCCAAACAGATACCATGACCGATAAGAAGCGTAGTCTGAACGGCGGTCATCGAGGGAAACCTTGCACTTGTTAATCAAGTCTAGGTAAAAGAACTCGCGCTCGTTATGCTTCTCTGGGATTCTCATTTAGCGTCCTTGAGACTCAAGCCCTGATGATCATTCATAATAGAACTGGGTTTAGGTCCGGTAAAGTTTTCGCCCTTGACGTTAAACCCGACTGGCTCACCACGAACGGACTTTATCGCATTTCCGCTCATAAGGGAAGGCATACTTAAATTTCCACCGCCGCCCCACATCACGCCGCCTTCAGCAGCTTCCTTACCTTTGGCTGTCTCGGCGATAAACTCTTGTTCTTGCTTAGAAACTTGTTTGTTGTTGCGGGTGTAATAGCCTGACTGGTGCTCACCTTCACGGGTTGACTTGATGTTGGTCATCTTGAATTGCGATGCCAGACCCTTGAGGTTGGTGTCCGTCCGTTTGGTCCGGTCAGACTTGATGGAGAAGGGCTTGATGAACACTTGCTTGGGTTCAACGTCGCAATGTTCGCATTTTTGCTCCCACGCATCAAAATACCCGTGTTCTTCGCACTTGTAAGACTTTAAGACTGCCATTTTGTACCCCTTTTAAGTTGCTCATCGAAAGTTTCATCAGAATAGTCATTGGCGTTTTTCAAGCCTAATTTAAGCCTGATTTGCCCATTTTGAACCCTCAAACCCGTATTTCTAACGATTTTGGGCTTATTTTCTTTGTTATACTGGATAAATCGGGAATTGTCTTTATTTCGCATGATTTCGACTTCACCAGCCTCAATACGCCGCATAGCGTAGGAAACACGGATCTGTACCATCTCTGTAAGGGGGTGCTTCTTAAAAACAAACACATCTTTGAGGTGCCCCTCGGACAAACCAGTCATTTCGGCTAGGAAATGCCAAGAGATCACCCGCTTAGGATCTTTGTTGAACCTATCCATCAGGCGATATAGTTCACCTTTGGGGAATATCTTTTGGTCCATAACCAATGTTCCGCAGATATGTTGATACGTTACGAGAGACCGAAAGCTCTTCAGGAGTGCGGTCTTGGATCTTGTGGGCCATGTCTCTTGTTATGCGGCGCACGATCATTTGATTCTGAACTTGCTCGGCAAAAGCTACGACCGCTAACGCCGTTGCCATCACTCGGTCGTCCTTGCCCCGACCAGGGGCAGAAATTGTTCCGTTATTTCGGACAATGGTTTTCATCTCGTCCAGCAGCTCGGTGGAGTTGACGGTCATCATCCGGCGCTCAAAGTAGTCCTTCGTGTAGTTCATCATGCGCTCTTTGGACGGTCCGGTTGTCACCCAACCGATAGAGTTGGTCAGACCGCCGAGGGTATCGTTCTTTCTCCAAATATAGTTCTTCATATTGGAGAGCACGTTCATCAGATCTTTGCCCATCTGACTTGTTTCGGGGACCGAGCCAATAGCCGATGCCTGACGCTTAAGATTTGTGAGCTCTTGAATAACAGCCTGTCCTGGGCCGTTAACTTCAAGGTTGAGGGTTGAGTTCTTGTACGCTCCAGCCAAGTGAGCAATAACCCATGCAAACTGATATGTATTAAGTTCCGATGTCGCGAACTCAGCAACTTGGTCCAACCCGTCAGCGTAGCAACGATATACTTGAATACAAAATCTATCTGCCCAGTCTGACGAGCCATACGCAGGATCTGCACCAATGACGTAGACGGCGGTGTCGATTGGTTCTTCCCAAACCTTGAGGGTACAAACTTTTTCCGATGATTTGATAACCTCCGTATCTTGGAAGTAGTTACCGAACATGTAACGGTAACAATCGGGATGTTTCTTACGCGCATCTTTCATGGCCTCCGTGCAGCGGCTGTTTGAGAAGAAGTTAGTGCCAGTCATAATGAAGGCATAGTCTTCTGTCGGCGGAAACTCTTGATACATCAGAGCATCGTCCTTGATGCCCTCGATCATTTTCCAGCGCCACCAAGCTATTTGCCGCGAGTTGATCTCAACTCCGTAGAGCTTCTTGATTTCTTTGACCCACTCTTTCTCTTCAGGAGAGAGTTTGCCGTCCCAGTAGGTTTTGTAAACGGAACCTTCAGGATCTGCGGAATAGAGTTCATTGCGCCACCAGCCACAAAAGATTGCCTTCTGGGTTCTAGCTTTCTTGGCAGTTGCATACATGTCGTGGAACATGTTGAAGCCACGCGCCGTACTCTCAAACATATACAGGCGCAAAGGATTGGTCTCGGCAAGGGATGCCAGCAGCGATGCCAAACCTTCCTCGTCGCCCCACGAGCTGGTCTCAGTACCGTGAAGGTAGGTAATGGCTTTACCACGCCCCAGCGACCCCTTGGCCCGCAAGCCTGCCACTTGGTAAAACAAACGGCTGCGGTTCTTCAGCGTCAGCGAGTTACGGTTATGAGTAATCTCAGGAATTTTATATTGTTTGGGCAAGCCCGACATATACATGGCAAGCGTTTGCCGGAACATGTCACGGTTTTCTTCTGTGTCCGTCGTCAGTGTTCCTTGCAGGCCAGGATGAATGAAATGCCAATATAAATCGAGAGCCAAAGAAATGGTGGTAATTCCAAGCTGTCGGCCTTTCAAGATAACAAAGAAATGCTTGTCTTCTTCCAAACCTTGGGCGATCTCGTTCATCACATAGGTCTGAGTGCCGAGAAGATTTCCCATCTTCTTCAGGCCGTGCTCTTTTGTTTCAATGCTTAACTCAGCGCAGAACTTGTAAAACGCTTGAAGGTCAAACTTCATAGCTTTGCACTTTCATACCAGCCGCCAGTGGAGAAGTGGCCTGTGACAATCTTATCACACACGTCTACGAAAGTATTGATCGCATTGTTTGTGCGACCCTGAAACATGTGAAACACCCCACCGTTATAGTGAGTGCCCCTGCCAAAATATCCATAATTGCCCAGAGACCATCGTCCCTCGTCGGCAGGATACAGGTAGTGAGTAGGATATACAGCGCGAATAGGCACACCCAGTCTCTCAGCAGTTTTGGTAAAGAGTTGCGCCACGTCACACTCCGGCTGTTCAGAAAAGGTAACGCCTGTTTTTTTCCAAGCTTCACGGTGGACCATATAAAAAGCCGGACCAGCGTAAATGTGACAAGGATCAAGGTGGTTAGCACTTTGAGCAATGCCAAGAATCCCCCGATTCTCTTTCGTCCAGCGATACGCCCTAGCCATAATTGTTTCACAGGTCGGAACGCAGTCGATCTCCAGAAAGCAAACAACCTCCGCACCCGTCTCAAATTCATCTTTGCAAACCTTGTCCATCCACTCGCCATGCGGCATGTGAACCCGATAATACGTCGGACTCAACCCAAAGTGCTTCATCACACTCTCGTGCGCGTTAATCATCCTTGTATCAACGTCAGGCCAAGCCAGTGTGTGGATTCTCATCATCAACCCCTTTGTTGGTGCGCTTGGAAGGTTTCGAACCTCCAACCTTCGGTTTCGTAGACCGACGCTCTATCCAGTTGAGCTACAAGCGCATGACATATACATAACTATAGAAACAACAATGTGCAACAAATAATTTAACAATTTAAGGTTTGTGTCATTTTACCTACATACAAAAAAAGTTTATATTGCAAACCCTTAATTGCCTAAGGATTTTAAAATGGCTTCCAGACCTGTTCCGGATGAACATCTCATTCACGTCATAAATGTTTACAACAAAACAGGCTCGGCAAGGGCCACAGGCTTCCAACTCAATATCCCAAGATCTACAATCAGACAGCAACTTGCCAAAGCTAAAGAGTTTTTTCCTCACCTATTCGATCAGAAACACCCACAGCTAGAACCAACTGAATGGGTTATCCCTTCAATCTACTCACCAGAAAAAGACATCAAAACAGTTCTTGTTGGCGGCGACGCTCACATCTGGCCTGGCGAGCCAACCATCATGTGGAAAGCCTTTGCCAAAGTAGCTAAGCAACTTAAGCCAGACTGCATCGTCCTTAACGGCGACATCCTCGACGGCGCTAGAGTTTCCCGTCACGGTAGACCTCTCGGCTCCAAAGCCCCCAAGATCTCTCAAGAAGTCGAAGCCGTCAGAGAGCATCTGAAAATGCTTCCCCTCTCCGCACACAAAATTTGGACAATGGGCAACCACGACATCCGTGTGGATAACTACCTAGCCTCAGCAGCCCCAGAACTTGAAGACTACGCAGGCCGCATCAAAGACCGTTTCCCAGAATGGGAATTTTGCTGGGCAACCGTTATCAACGAAGTCGAGATCAGGCACCGCTTTCGTGGCGGTATCCACACAGCATGGAACAACGCCCTGCACTCAGGCATCAACATCGTTACCTCCCACACCCACCAACTCCAGCTCACAGCCGTCAGAAATCGCAGAGGTTCCCATTATGGTATCGAGTGCGGAATGTTAGCCGATCCGTGGGGACCGCAGTTTGAATACACAGAAGGTGCCCCAAACAGGCAATGCGCTGGCTTCGTTTTCCTAACCTTTGACGAAGAAAACAATCTCATGCCACCAGAGTTCTGCGAAATGATCCGTGGCCGACCAGCGTTCCGTAACAAATATGTATTCTAATATTCATATAAGAAATATACCTTAGGAACCGTCTATCAACCCTCCAAAGGAGATTCCTATGGCTCTCGTAATTGGTACTGCTGTTCTCTCGCAATCTGACGACGGTGTGGATGAAGTAACCTTCCAGCCATCAGCCGACTTCATGGAAATGTCCCTGATCGAACGTCTCGGCGCTGCATACCTCCTCGTCTCAGAAATCTATGATCTCATCGACTATGAAGACGACATCGACCCAGAAGATGAAGATCTGGAAGACGATGAAGACGAAGATGACGACTGGTCAGAAGAAGAATACGCCTAAAACTAAAGGGGGAGAAATCCCCCTCACACCTCAGCCGACCAAACGTCTTCCATCAATCTACGCAACTTCTCAACTTCCTTATGCCGACCACGGTAATAAGCACGGTCCTCGCAAGTCACCCAGCTCTGAGCTAAACGCTTGCAACTCTCCATACTAATCACAGCTCCGTCACCAGACATCATCTCAAAGATCTGAGAGGTCAATATATTGATCCTCCGATCTATCGGCTTGTCAAAGTCTAACATCAACTAATCCTCCATACCCGTAACCCACCTTCATCCCGACGGGTCACAAATCTCCTGCCAGTCTCCTTCGTAAAACGCCACATCAGCGTTCTAACCGTCTGGCAAACACCCAAATCACCCTCAACATAAAACGAATCGCCAGGATCCATCTGTGCAAACGGATAACTATGCTTCCGAGCTCGCTTCAGAAACTTGTTCACCGGAATATGTTTATCAATCTGTATAACCATACAACACCATATAACCGAATAATTAAAAACAACCAAGAAATTTTTTTGGGGTGAACGATGTGGGGTGCACACCCACACCGCCCCCCTTGGCCCATGCAGTCCATTTTAGCCGTCCAGATGCATAATATATTTAATAATCCTTACCTATGATTATTAACAAATAAAATATGTTTAATAAATTGATTATCGAGCAGTCATGGCATGCAGGGACAATTTCCCCTTGGCCATGACATGGCGACCCCTAATTCACATTTGGCGACGCACGCGGAGAGTAAACTACATAAATCTTCTGTAGATTAACCTGCTGGTATATTTAACACACATATTATGTAAATAAGTATTCTTACTAACATATTATGATCTTTACAATCATCTTAATATAAGTATTATCTTAATCAGATAATCAATAATGATTATTTATATATAATATATATAGAAGGAAAACACGGTTATGGCTTATTTAACTGAAGAAACATATACAAACATCAAAAACAGCGTGAGAAACATTGCCAAGAAATACGGCGTAAAACTCACGGTATCACGCGAGCGCGGCATGACAGACGTGGTCAACGTCAACGTAAAAAGCGGCCCGATTGACTTTATCAGCACTTTTAACGAGCGTCAGCGTCAATTAGGGCATGAGGCTGTTGGTGATAAGTTAAGACTTAGCCGTCATTGGTACAAAGAAAACCTTGAGGGCAAGGCCTTAGACTTTGCAACAGAGGTTTTTGCAGTGCTTTTGAACGGTAACCATGACAAAAGTGACAGCCAGTCCGACTATTTCGACGTGGGCTGGTATGCTTACGTCAACATTGGTGACTGGTCAAAACCTTACATTCTTACAGCGTGAGGGGGTTAAAATGGATTGGCAACCTGTTGAGACAGCGCCAAAGGATAAATTGGTTTTGATTGCTTACTACTGGAAAAAGGGTCATGATTTTTATGAAGAAAATGAAGAATGGTCTATCACTCTCGGCATTTATAATGACGAAAGATATATAGACGTTGCTCATTTAGATTTGCAAGAAATGGATGCAAAGTGGTTGCCATTGCAAAAAGCACCTAGGTCAGAACAGGGAGAATAACATGAAACACACTGAAACCATCTTAGACAGTCTCTTCGCTACTCTTGGTCTCATCATCTGGTGCTATCTTTGTTACTGGTGCATGATCGTTTTTGGTTAATAGGGGGTTAAAATGACACTTGACGAAACACTGGTTAACGTCTCACACGCTCAAAATACAAATGAATATCACTATGGAGACAATGCAGTCTTGTGGGAAAAGGCAGCAAATATTGCAACGCTCAAGCTAAACAGACCCGTTTCTGTGCAAGAGTGCATCCTTATGCACATTGCATATCTTGAGGCAAAGGTTGCAGCTAAACCTGTTATGATTAGTAACATGATCGAGATCATGTCTTTATATGGATCACTGACAGGATCAATTGAGCAACCAGTGCAAACTGCTAAGGTTGATGACGAGATGCTGGCTAAGGTTGAACATGATCTTTTGCAGTCTCTAGCCCCACCTGACACCACTTTCGGTTCACCTAATGGGGCATGATATGTTTAAAAGATCAAAACCTAAACGCCAATTTAAGATTGATCTGGTGCAACATGCAGACAGATTAGCAATAGAATATGGGGTTTTTGAGTATATAAGCGGAGAATGGATGCTCAGGTTAGTATTTGCAGAAGAAAAACTAGCTAAAGCGTCTATTCATATACTTAAAAATTACCCTATTTACTTATCAGAGGATGATTATGAATAAGGATGACAAAAAAGACTGGATAGCTTTATTCTGGTTCTATTCAAGCCTAGCAATGCTGTTGGCAATCACGCTTTGCGGTTGCAGTGCCTCACGCTTAGGTCTATAACAAATCCACTGGCTCTCCTTGCTAGTGTTTTCCTCCCTAGACTGGCCCCGCTTCGGTGGGGTCTTTTTTTATTTGGGCATAGGTCTGCCAAAACGCTCCCGAAATGCGTCAGCCTTTTCTAAGGCCACCTGAGCGCTTTCAGAGAAGCTAGGCGGGGGTAGGTCAGCGTAACGTGCTCGCAGGGCTTCTAGGTCGGTTTCTGTGACTTTAACGGGTGCTTTGTAATCTGACCATTGGATGCTTGCCACGATCTCGTCAATCTTGGCCTTGCTCTCAGGGCTGGCAGGGACAGGCTCAGGAAAGCTGACATAGTTGGGCTTATGCGGGACAGTTGTGTGGTTTTTGCAGAAATCCCGCATCTGGCTGATGCTTGGCATATACTGGCACTCGTTCACAATGCCTGTGCGAGGGTCGATCATGGCCCTAAGCGTGGCATCGCTGTAGTGTTCCAGCGACATTGCAGCCATTTTGACAAACTTTTCATCCGCTTTTGTTGCTGGATAGCAAGCCAAAAGGGTCAAAACTGCTTGCGTTGCTGATTCGTTGCTCATCATCTTTCTCCTTTGCCCATGCGAGCAACTCGCTCGCCATTGTGGATGCTGTAGGTTTGGTTGGTTTCGCGTTGCGACACCAGTTGCGCCAAGTGGCTGTCCAGTTGGCCTTGGTTGCCCTCTGGCCTGCTTGCGCTGTCCAGTAGTCCCTGAAGCGATCAGCCTCAGTGTGAGGATCAATCCCCAACTGCCGAGCAAAGTCTTGCTCTTCAATCGAAGGTTGCCAGTCTATGGGAAGCCGAGATCCTCGAGGCGATATAACTCTTTTAATGATCTGTTTTGTTTCTGTTTCTGTATCTGTTTCTGTCTCTGTATCTGGCACCGTTTCATTCACCGTTTCTGCAACGTTACTAGAACGTTCCCTGAAACGTTTCACTCTCTCAGTGGAAGTGTCTGATTTATATTGTCTTTTCTCCCAACCGTGAGGCTTTAGCTTCTTGTCTCCATCTATCAAACCAGCCGCTTTCAACGTGTCTATTTCCGTTTTGCAAACCAGTGTTGGCAGACGTAGTTGGAACGCCAAATCGTCAAGGTTAGGCAGAACGCCACCATGCTTGCTCGCGATGCAAAGCACATTGATCCAGAGCTTGAACGTCTCACCGCTCAGTCTCTGCACCTTTGGATCGTTCAGAACGTCATCGTAAAGCCTGAACCACCGCATGGCTTACCCCTGTGCGTTAAGACGCTCCACAGCAGCTTCTTCGTCCTTAACGTAAAGAGGGTCTTCGCGCAGTTTCATCAGATAAAGACCTGCCTGCATAAGAACTCTGACAACCTCAGTGTCAGACTTTATGCGAGCTAGGAACCTAAAATCTTCAGCTTCTTCCCAAAGGCTTTCAGGTAAAAGTAGTGTCTTTCTAAGGACTTGTTCTTTCATTTGGATGCTCCATGTTAGGGTGAACAGGTTTTTACATAGCACAAAGTTTTTAATTCGCAAGGTGCTTGACATCCGCTATATATAATTATATGACTAAGACAGAGGGTCACACTATGAAAAAAGAAATCGAGCAAAACCTACAGCATTTGAGCAACATGCACACAGTGCTGGAACAAGCCAAGCACGGGCTTTATGCGTTACATCCGCATTTGCTGCCTCGTGAGGTGGTTGGGGTTTTTGCTGATACTTTGCATGGTCTGCACCTTCTGCAAGTTGATATTCAATCAGCCGCCTTCGATGTGAAGAACGGCAAAGCAGTAGGAGAGGCATAACATGAGTGCAGGTGGTCATATCATCGGGGAAGGATTTGCCCCAGAAGACAGACAAAGCGCATGGTGGGCAACTGACAGCCGTCGAGCTGTATCAGGGCAACTGCTGGACGTTTTGCTGGAGAAGCGTGGCGAGAAAGAACGAGCTGATCTGTCAGGCATAGAGGCTGTGCAGATGGG